GCGTTTAATAAAACTATACGCCCAATTCGGATACTACCTAGAGGCGGTTGCATAATGCAAGATGTAGTCTGCGAGGATTGCGGAAACCTGTTTCCATACGACGGGCAGATTGTTAAAATCTGCACACCCTGCACAAAAGCTCGGATAGAGAGGGCATACAGAAAGGTGCTAGACCAATGAAAGTACAGCTGGTAGCCCGAAAGGATAGCAACGCTATCCTCGGAGGGTTTTGGCGTGTCCGAGCCTACGAGGGAGAGAGAGACCTCGGGGACAAATCTATGCTGGCTATACAAAACGAGAGGCGATAGACTTATCAAGGCAGTTAGTCAACAACAGAGGGAGACTCAACTAATGGACAACAACTACACAATTTCCATTTCATTTTCCACAGATAAAGAACTAACAGATGATGAAATTTCAATGTTAGTCCTGCAGCTCGTGGCTCAGGTTGAGGAACCTGTAACAGGTGAGGGAGACAATGTGGAATACCAGACCAAGATCGTGTCAACAAAAACAGAACAAGAGGAAAGCAAATGAAAGATAAATGGACTATCACCCTAGAGATAGAGACCTATGACGGCGATCCGCGCTGGTGGGATTGGAGTTTATTCTTTGGGGAAGAAGATGCGTGGAAGATAATAAGTAGTGATTTCAACGGTAGAGTACTGAAAGAAGAGGGAGAAGAGTGATGAACAAAGAATACCTGGAGGCTAAGTTGAACCTATGCCTAGACCAAGCTGAAAAAGATTTGCAAGAGGAAGATATAACTAACGCAATCAAGAACCTACAACGGGCGAACTCCGCTATGGCTCGCCTGTTCGGAATAGAGAACGACAATGAATAATGTTTATACCCTGCACCCAGCAAAGAGTGATCTAATACTGTTTTATGAGGTAGTTGAACCCGACGGCGGCAACACTTGGGGAGGGTCGAGCTGCATAGACGCTATGCGCTGGCTCAACCGAGCACCAGCTGGATCCCGTATGCTTATCTCTGCTTGGGACTCGGACGAGGAAGATGCTCATTTAGTTGGACAAACCATTGACGTAACAGATCTAATCAAGGTAGCGCGAGAGGCTAATGTATGAAGCAAGTAAGTGGAAAGCAATCTATCCACTATAGAAACTATAGAAGAGTAAGAGACAGGGCGCTTGTTCGCCTTGCACACCTGTACCCCGAACAATACAAGCAGTTGCTTGTGGAAGAGAGAGAGTTAGATGAGCAAGACGGCAAAAAGTGGATTGGTGTTGCTGATAGCACTAGCCTTACTATTACTACACACACAAGAGCAAACCAAGTCCCTACCTTCGATACCAGTACCGGTGATGAAGGAGAGAACCAAGGCGACAATGGAGGAGAAGCGTGAGAACAAGGCACTTGCAGTTAGTTACCTCAGAGCACTCGGATACAATGCCCAACAGGTCAGATGTGCGGTCACACTTTGGACCCGTGAGTCCCGTTTCGACCACCTTGCTCGCCCAAGAGACTCTGCGGGCAAACCAATTAGCTCAGCTTTCGGAATTGCTCAACTCCTTAGAGAGCGTAGTGGAGAGCCTGAATTACAAATCCTTCACGCTATACGATACGTTCAACACCGCTATGGAGGCAGTTTCTGCAGCTCTCTCCGACATTCAGATCGCAGAGGCTGGTACTGATGCTAACGGGAGTTAGCCTATTTGCTGGTATCGGGGGCTTTGACCTGGCTATGCAACGCCAAGGCGTAAAGGTCGTTGCCAATGTGGAGATAGATGCCAAGTGTAGAGATATACTGGCACAACATTTTCCTGACGCAAAACAATTTACAGATGTAACTACAGTAACGGGAAAGGATCTAATAGATGCAGGATTTAATCCAAGCAGAGGAATTATTACGGGAGGATTTCCCTGCCAAGACCTCAGCGTTGCTGGCAAAAGGGCTGGCCTTGTTGGGGAAAGAAGCGGGTTATTCTGGGAGATTGCAAGACTTGTGGAACAAACGCAAAGCGAATACTTCATCATCGAAAACGTCCCTGGTTTGCTATCCAGTAACAAAGGAAGAGATTTTGGAGTCGTCATCGGGACTATGGCCGACCTCGGGTATTCTCTCAGCTGGCGTGTGCTTGATGCTCAACACTTCGGAATACCCCAGCGAAGGCGCCGAGTATTCATTGTTGGAAAGCGTGGTGAGGACTCAACCGAACCAGCAGAAATACTATTTAACTCCCAAAGCTGCAGAGGGCGTGCTTCGTAGAAGCCCATCACTACCCGAGAAACTGCGCCAAGCTTTCGAGAATGTGGTTGCCCATAAAACGCAAGAGGAAGATGTATCAGATCGCACGCTGTTGTTTGAGGCTACAAGAGTAAGCGACACACGCTTTTATGATAAGTACTCACCAACTGTGGCTACCTACTGGGGAACTGGTGGGGCAAGAGTGCCTTATGTAGTCAACAAGCAAGAGCCGATACGCAGGCTCACGCCTGTTGAGTGTGAAAGGTTGCAGGGTTTTCCTGACAACTGGACGGAACAATCATCTGACTCGACACGCTATCGCCAGGTGGGGAACGCTATCGCAGTACCGGTAGTAGAGTGGATAGTGGAAGGTATCCAAGCTGCTAACTAAGGTGATGGTGTGGAAGAAGAGATCTGCGAAGAGTGTGGCAACGACACGGTCGCGGAAGGCCAAGCATTTTGTTTGGAATGTTTAGAAGCTATGCTATGATTTGAGTGAAGGTTCATTCCTTTCCTCTGTTCGGTAAAGCAAGGCCCCATCAGTAACGGGAACTGGTGGGGTTTTTGCTTATAGTTTTTTAATCCACACTTGGCCATTAACAACAAGGGTTTCGAACTGACCCTGATGGCGTGCAATAAATAGGTTGATCCCAAGCTTAGGCGCAAGGTGTGCAGGCAAATGAGATCCCCAAGTGTAATCATCAAAGGCAAGTATGCCGCCTGACTTTAGGTTGCGCCAGGCTAACTCAGCATCTAGTAGCGCACCAACAGTTGTGTGGTCTGCATCTACGTAGACGAAGTCATAATCAAATAAAGATTTTACCAGGTAATCAACAGTAGTTGATTTGGATTTAACTGCCCTGCCTCTTACCTTTGCATCATAGACTGCTTCAACCTCAGAGAAGTTCATCTTCTTATGTATCTCTTCATCGCTACCTTCCCAGGTATCAACGTCAATCAACATACAGTTAGCTCCGGTAAGTACATTCTCTAGCATCCACACGCTGGCATCACCGGTGTATGCACCGAGCTGCAAGAAGGTCAAATTATCTTGACCTGCCAATGGAATTAAGAACCGCTCAAAGTTTTCCTGAGCTGTGATCTTGAACCAGTTGGGGTACTTATCCTCCATTGGAGTAGAACCCTCCTCCCTTGAACTGAATACTTGGTGCATCATAGACTCTGTTCATCTCAACGTGGCAATCAAAACACGAAGGTGACTTAGGATCCTCGTGAATGGAGCGCTCTACAGATAATAGAGACTCACAATCTGGACACTTGTAATCATAGATCATCTTTGTTTTTCCATTCGAGATAACCGTGAAGGATAATCTCAGTGAACTTTATATCTATCTGTTCTTGTTCAATTGCGTATTCATAACTCATAACCGCACCGCCTCTTCTATTGGTAGGTATCCTACCAGCTTGTCTATCTTGCTATCATTTTCGAACTCAGTTGTCGCTGGCATCTGGTGGCTAAGCCATACTGGCTCAGGTACATCCATTAGGTCGAACGAATAGATACCTAGCGGAGTGGAGTTGATGTAGAAAGGAACTAGGTCTCGCTCTGCAGCTTGCGTAATAAGTTTGCGATACTTCATCTCTTCAATCAACAAGGTTGGGTAGTGGGTAGCCCTGCACTTTAACTCTATGTAGTGACCAGCCTGCACGCTGATGCAGTCAAAGGAATCGAAGATACCCTCAGACTTGGTTAGGTCTGGGTAGTAGTGTGCCTTCAACAGATCGAATAACTCTTGCTCTTTCAAGACAATCTCTTTTCAGCAATCAAACAATACTCTTGGCTTATCTCACTGCCAATATAGTTACGCCCAATGGAGCGTGCAGCTAGTGCTGTTGTACCAGATCCGATGAATGGGTCATAGACAAGGTCGCCCTCATTACTCCAAGAAGATATGTGATCTACGATCAAGGACTCAGGAAATACAGCTGGATGTTCTGTGCCATTTTTGGCAACAGCACACTCCCAAATGTTGTCTCTGTATCTTTCTTGGTTGATGTTAAATGTTTTCTTGGTTCTAACCTTGCCTTTGGTTTTTACTTTGGCAGTGTAATCATAAAGCTCACCGGCTCTTTTATTAGATTGCATCAAAGGGTTAAAGGTTTTAGGCTGTCCCTTAGATAGCACAAACATATACTCAAAGACATCAAAGTAACGCTTGCTTCTAAACTTTGGCATAGGGTTACTCTTGCGCCAGATCATAGTATCGTGCAGGTTGAAACCTACTTCTTTGAATCCTAAAGCTTGGCGGAAAGATGTGCCAGACTCACTTCCTTTAATTGTGGAGTCACCTATGATCCACACGACTACACCACCCTGCTTGGTTACTCTGTATAACTCAGATGCAACTGAATCAAAGTCAAATGAGTAGCCGTTATAGACTCTTAGTCCGTCATAAGGTGGAGATGTAACTGTCAGGTCTATGAAGTTATCTTGCATACCTTTCATAGTATCTAAACAGTTCTCATTGTAGATACTGTTCACTGCCAGGGACTCTGCCCACCTAGTAGTTCATTAAGCTTACGAAGTGATGAGTTACATCTGCGGTCTGCAGTAGATACTGCACACTCTAACTGACCTGCAATCTGTTGCAGTGTGTAGTTATCGAAGTGGCGTAGGCGCAGTAGCGTTTGATCTTCAACATCTAGCTGCAAGTAAGCCTTCTTAATATCAATTAAGGTAGCAAGTAAATTGCCACCTTCTGCTGGACTAGACTTGCCTCGTGGTTGCCCGTCCTGAATCATCTGCTGGATCTGCTCCAGTACTGTGCCATCAATGACTGATGCAATAACAAATGGAAGCAACTGACCAATGATTGGTGAGTCGTAGTAGGCCTCATCTGTTGTCTGGTACCCAGACTTGGTTGCCTTCTCTTTGCGTGCATAGCGCTCTGCTGCACGCCTCATCTGCCAGGCTATGCGTTGCTCGTTGTGCTTGCGCTTTTCTTCATTCTCTTCGAACATCTGTTCGTCAATGTACTTCTTACGACTAACAGCCCAGATGATGCACTCTTGCTGTATATCCTCACGTTCAACAAAAGCTTTGTATCTGCGGTAAATAGTGCCTGCAACACTGGGTACTAGATCATAAATAACTGGATGCAGCTCAGTCATTGTCCTGTACCTCTGGCCATACGCCATCAAGTACCATCATTGCAATAGCTGAATAGTTAAGTAAGTCTAAGAATGAATCACGCAATGACTCATTGCTTGGCTTAACGCCAGAGTCTAGTAAGTTATTGATGCGTGCTATCTTGTCCCACATACGTACACGCAGACCATTAAGTGGTCCACCTGGTGAGTGAGCAATGTTCTTTGGACCGTAGTCGTGATGTTTACGCACCAGTAAATTGCCAGCCTGATCCATAATGCGCCAAACATCTGCAATGAAAGCTTCATCTACCTTACTTGGGTCGGACGTATTAACAAGGTCTCGGTTTCCGTATTGATCTCCAGGATCTGGAAGCCCATATGCTGCAAAATCTGTACCATTTGTAGCCATTCGTCTCTACTCACTTCTCTCACCTACTAGCAAAGCACGTGTGGCATCTGAGCCATATGCTAAGTAGTAGTCGTTGATGTCCATACCTGGTGGTAGTGTAACAATAGTTGAGTTCATTACCTCGTTTGCCACACGCTTGCTGAACTCAGCACCTGGGTTAGTGCCATCTTCTTTTAGGTCATTGTCTCCAACAACATAGACTGTTTCATAACCGCCAAACAGTTTTGGAAAGTGTGGCTTCCAGCTTGCTACACCTGGCACGCCAACAGCTGGGATGCCAAGCATCCCGCTAGTAATAACTGCATCTAACTCTCCCTCACATACAACTATGTGTGGTGAGTCCAAGGTTATGTCACAGACGTTATACAGGTGTGCCTTCTGCCCAGTAGGTGAACCATACTTAGGCTTGCCATCATCTAGTCTGCGGAACTTAAAGCCAACGCAACTACCGCTGGCAGTAATGTAAGGAATGGAGATCCATCCTTCATACATCTCGTGACCATTGTTAGGTTCAACAACAGTACCCAGCATAAATCTTGCAGCTACTTCCTCAGATATCCCACGTCCTTCTAGCACGCTTAGAGCTTCCGGACTTATTGCCTGGGCGTATCTGTGCGCCGCTTCCAGTAGCAATTTCGATTGCACGTTTGAGGCCATCCTTAAACTCCAAGTTCTCTAGTATGCAGACCAAGTTAGCTGCGTTTCCACCCTTACCGCAGGTCTGACAATAGTAAAGGTTCTTATCTGTATTCATAGAGGCAGACCTACGCGAGTCAGCGTGCATCACACACCGAACCGCTACCTCTCGACCTTCTCGCACTTCGCCACCGAAGTAACTTACGATAGGTGCTATTGGGATTGAGTTTGCTTCATCCGATCTTGACTTGCCTTTGTGTGACCTGGTCCAGTCTTGTGTTGACATACGCACCCCTTGTAGTCGCACTTGTCGTGCCAGTTAGTAGCACGCTTATAGTGTGCAAGCGTGTTTTCTTCTCCGCCTTTAAGACAGTTCAGGCAAATCATCTTCATCCTTTGTAGTTGAATCTTCAACTACTTCTTTAGCGTCTTCAATTGCTTCTTCCATTGCAGCATCGTATGCTGCTTGGTTTTCTGACCAGGTTTCTGTACTTGTGATATCACCTTGTGGTGTTGGCATTACTGTTTCTCCTTTAGCCATTGAGTTAAATCTTGGATTACCCAAGCTTGATCTATTGAAGCGTTGCGACGCTTAACTACAACATAAGAAAGTGGAACTTCCCCAAGACCCCTAGCCTTTGCATAGTTAAGCGCCTCAACCTGTGCTTCTCTCCAGAATTCAGGCAGCGAAAGGGTCTGCCTGTTCTTGAGTTCTAGGATGTAGGTTTCTCCGGATATGATAACAACCATATCTCCCTCATCCTTTGCCCCAGCTTTTGTCAGACGTTCTGCTATAACCCCAGCACCGCGAAGCCACTTCATAACATCTGTCTCAAACTGAGAACCTTTACGTCCGTTCTTATTGGCCATCTAGTTTTACCTGGTTGACCTTGAAGACTTGGACTCCGTCTTCTTCTTCGACTCTAACTATGTTTGCTTGGATCAGTAGTGATGCGAAAGCTGCAAAGTCTTTCTCTAATTTATTGATGCGGTTCTTTACATACTGCATCTCTGTATTTGATTTAGACATTGATCGCTCCCTGGTAGTTACTCATTGCATCTCTCCTTAGCATCCAGCCAAACTCATCTTGGTCACCAATCTGACACGCTGCATAGTTTACTAGAAGCGTTGCATAATTGGAGGCATCAGCTGTGTGTGGACCAAATCTATTCTTGACCGCAGCCACAGACAAGACTGCCTGTGCTGGGTCATAGCCTAGAGTTAAGATCAACGCTGGCAACTGACTGACCTTGCCGTGAATAGCACGTCTGGCAGGTGGCTTAGTCGGTGAGCCGTACTCTGATTGCTCAGAGACGTGATGCAACACCATTACACAAGCTTCAGTCTTACGTGCCATATCGTGAAGCTCCATCATAATTGCACGCAGTCCTGCCCATTCATTATCAGTTTCTGCTGCAACATTCATCAGGTTATCAATGACGATTAGTTCCGGCGCCTGACCGTAGAGTTCTACGTAGGCTCTAATCTCCATCTCAATATCATCTAGTGATGGTGATGAGTCAAAGACCCATTTGATGTGACCAAACTTCTGAAAGTGGTGGTCGTAGTAGTGGCTATTGCTAGCCAAGTTGGCCTCAACAGTTACCTGTGAGTGACCAGATGTGTGAGCCGCAGCTCGCATCATCACGGTTGTTGTGTCAGTATCGGCTGAAAAGAATAACGTTGGCACTTGTGCCTTGATTGCATAGATCAATGCGAACATTGATTTACCAGCATTAGGCGCAGCAGCAACCATACAGACCTGTCCCCTACGGAACTTAATCTCTTTAGCTTTAAGACCTACCCATACATCAGGTAGTGGTGTTGCTTTGGTAAGCACGCCACCCCAAGCACGGGATAAATCAAGCAACGTCGTCCTCCTGATAGATTTTGATACCACGCTCACGCCTGATTCGTTGACGATCTCTAATCGTCAGGCCACCCCAGATACCGTGAGCTTCGTTCTTGATACCCCATTCAGCGCATTCTCTGCGGTGAGGACATCTATTGCAAATGTTCTTTGCAAATGAAGCGTCAACTGTAGATGCACCTGGGGTAGTAGATTCATTATCGGGAAACCAAAAGTCTCCACCGATTGTTGCACAACTAGGAGCTTCGTAAAACCTCGGCTCCCGCATTTGTTATCGAACCCAGATAGTGTCGCACTTATCCGGTGCACCCTTTGGAGCTGCACACATATAGCCTGACCACGGACCCTTTTGTCCAACACCTGATCGCAGTGACATCACACCGTGCTTGCAAGTGTGACCTGCACCTGGAACTGTTGGAGCTGCAACTGGTGTTGCATTAAATGCCTGCGCTACTGCAGCAACTGTTGGTGCTGGTGCTGGTGCACCACCGTGCAAATCGTTGCCAGTTGTACGGATTAACGTAGCAACCATTCCTAGGTCTGCAAGACCTGTTTCTAAATCCTTTACATCTGTTGCGTAAAGATTGATAAGAGTACCGTCATTCAACTTGTAGTTGATCTGAAACTTTGTACCTTCTGTTGCCATTTACTTTCCTCCACTTTGCTTGATTGATAAACGCTGGCTTTCAGCGCCTACCTTCTTAGGGACAAACCCTAAAAGCTTTTCTACTTCTGTACTGTCAATAGTCTCACGACCCTTAACAGTTGTCCAACTTACTTCGATACCACTTGCAGTAGTACCAAGCAAACCTTCAAATGAAGTCTTCAAAGAATCCTGTTGTTTCTCAAGCTCTTTGATTTGTTCTGCTAACTGTAAGTACAGCAGTGCATTTCTGTCAACATCTTCATCAGCAATGATTACTTCATTGACTGGTGTAAATTCTTTTTTTAGACCAACGCATCCCATCTGCCCAGTTGCGTCATAGAACTTGCAGTAGAATTGACAGTAACTTGCATCCTTCTCAGGTGCTGGTGCTTCCTTTGCTTCTTTGACAGCTGACAACCAATTCAAAGCCTCTAATGCGATAGCCTCGTTGTAGTCCTCGGTGTGTACCTTGATGTCTCTCTCGTCACCGTCTCGTGCAATAGCAACTAGAGATACTCGGTTTACCGTGTATCCATTCTTAGATAGCAAGTATCCGTAGAGTTGCACTTGCCAGCGCTGTTGATTGCTTGGAAAGTAAGAAAGGTTCTTTACCTTGCTTGTCTTCCAGTCAATTACATCACCGGTGCCAGGTACAAAGCAGTCAATATGTGCCTTCATACCGTTGTATTCAACTTCTGTTTCAATAAGTACATCAGGGTTTTCTGCTAAAGCTTTCTCAATCTCTGCGTGGATAGCAGTACCCATAATTGCAGCTAACTTTAATTCGTTGTCATTGGTTTCAGGTTGATCGTTAAGCCTGTACCACACCTTACGACGGCAACCGCCCACCTCTGATGGACCGATCTGCACCTGTGTAGATCGTGAACGCTTCGCGTCCCCTGCACGTAGTGCAGTTAGCAGTAGTTCCTTTGGATCAGTAACACTCACTTCTTGTATTTCCAATCCACCCATAAATCAAATGCTCTACCGATAACTATGCCAATCATAAGTCCTGCAAGAAATGCTGTCATTTATTTTCCTCTGCCTCTTCGTGCAGTTTGTAGGCAAGTCTGCAAGCCATCCAACCCATCTGATAAAAGTAATGAGCAGCGTATTCATCTGTCATTGGTATTGATTTAACTTCCATAACTACATCCTTTCCTGAACCACCAACTGTAAAGGCTTGCCTGTGTTGGCGTCAAGTACTGATGCAATCTCCACAGCTTTTCTAGCGTGGCGCTTGGCATAGGCTAGTTCCATATCAGGTTTGCAAATTGAATACAGGTAGCCAAGAGCGAGCTGCCCACCAGAACCAATGCCGTACGTTCCGTGATTTGCTTGGAAAAAAGAGAGATCACAAGCAATACGGAAGATGTTGCCGTTAAAAGCAATGAGATAATCGAAGCCACCATCTTTGTCCACCTTGTTGTAGTCGTAGTTGTTGTCGTTAAAAGCTGCATTGATACTTGGTATTACCTTCTTGCCCATAAACTGGGCGGGATTTTCACCACGATATGTTGGTGGTTTCCAGTTGTAGGCAAGGATGTCACCTGGACGAGTATCACCTGAGATGCCAACCAAGAACTTTCCAACCTCTACGATCTTAGGTGTTGAGGTAGCAAGAGTCACCAGGTTATCCTCAGTGATCTGTGAGTCAGCAACTAGCACTGCGTAGTCAATACCTTGGATAGCTGCGATAGTTGTCATAGTCACATTCTATCACCAGCTCGGCGTGTCTCACCTGATGAACACACCTGGTTCGCTACAATATGAGCCGTGAGGCGAATTAAACGGACGGGCGCCCTTAATGGGCGCGACCGCCATACTGTACAGTCTACCCGCTGGTTCCGTCTACTCACCCTGCAATCCTTATGGCGTCGCTCAGATGCCATTCCTGAGCCCTTTGGAGCCGATTTAAGGGCACTTGGACCAGTCCACGTCTGTCCGTGTGGCTCTCAGGTTTTTAGCGTTATGTGTTCATTTGAAGACTATGAACTGGTTTGGTATTTCCTTGATGCAACCTGTGTCAACTGCGGTAATCTCGTCGTCGTTCCTTGCTCTGTAGATGCACCATAAACTTTCTGATATTAACGAGGCAGAACGCACTGCCACTTGTACCATATGTGGTACCACCAAGATCAAACTAAGAGACTCTAAAAACCCACTGTCTAGCAGGTACAGGTGCAGGACTGTCTACAAACGCAACGTGATTAAGAACCAGTACCCGTATGCAGTTCATAAAAAAGATACCTGTGAGCAGTGTGGGTTTATACCTGAGCACATCAGCCAGCTAGATGTGGACCACAAAGACGGTGACCGGTGGAACAACGATCCTGAAAACCTGCAGACTTTGTGTGCCAACTGCCATAGGCTAAAGACCCATCTGGCAGGAGATTCAAACTCAGGCATATTTTAAGGACAAAAAAAGGGGGCGGTCCCGAAGGACCGCCCACCTGTTTGCCTCGCGCTTTACTAGATTAGTTTTCTAGTACTCTTCCAAACTCTGCTTCTGTCTTGTCAGCCCACTTGATTGCTGGAGCTGCGATAGCTCCAAGCAATACTGCATACTGTGGTGCTAGGTCTGTTAGTAGTGCGATACCCATAGCAACTGCAGCTCCTGCGATTGCACGGATGTAGGACTTTAGAATTGCCTTATGCTTTTTGCTTAGTTTTAGTTTCATTTTTCGCTTTCTTCTTAGGTAGTGGCTTGAGTTTAGATGCTGCTAACCTGGCTTGGTCAGCAGTGGTGTACTTAGGTTTGTCTAACCAGGCAAACCACGGGGAAGTGTCTTTGCCACACTCGTCTTTGATGGAGATATGAAGATGCTTGTTGTGCTGGTTAATCCCGTCATACTTGGATTCACCGTTCTTTGCTGACCAGATCTTGCCGTGGAAGATTAGATACTTCACACGTGGGTCTTTCTTTAACTTCTGAAAAATCATAAAGCAGTCAATGCCTGCCTCTTTATCGTGCGTCAGGTCTACTGCGTAGCCTGTGTTGTGGTCACTGTGTGGATTCTGAAGGATATGCGACTTCGATGGGAGCAATCCATCGGAGGCTTTCATACGCGATGGTGCTATCGCTGTGGCCTGGCGCAGAACAGCAATAGCGGCAGGTGTGGCTTTCTTGGCAACAGGTTTCATCGTTACTCATTTCTCTGCAACCAATCGGTACAGGTCATCAATACGTTCTTCTAATCTCTTAACAGAGTCCTTCAAACTTGAGCCACCGTTAGGCTTGAGTTCATTCAGGTAGTGCTTAACTAGCCAGCGCACTGCGCCAAATAGTCCACCAATTACTGTACATACAGCTACGGCTACTGTTGCGTAGTCTTGTGCTTGCATTAAACGCTCCGGATGGTTACTAAGAGCAAGCCTCCGTAGCCGGAGAATCGCTTATCGGTTGGGGTACGGTTGATGAAATCCATCTCTTCGATCAGGCCAATGTACTCTTCACCTGTTCTAAAGTCCTCGATACGGATGGTGTCACCAATATTTTCTACTGCTTCAAGCTGTGACATACGATCAAAGGCAGAGCCTTCGTAGCCAACCTCATTGTTGAACTTATCCATCTCGTGGTCATAGCACATCACTGGGTATTGGATAAGTCGCTGACGTGGGATAGCAGGTAGAGCCTTCACCTGGTATCCAGTAAACAGCGGTCCCTTAGTTGCATCGTTTGTATCACGATACATAGTAAAGATAAAGCCAAGGTACTCTTGAGCACCTAGTGGGTAGGACACATTAATCTCTGGCACAGTTTGTCCTTGTGCAAAGGTACCGATGTTGAAGGTTCCACCTTCTGCTGTAACAGACTGCATACCAAAGGCACCATTTGCTGTGTTGATACGTGCATTAATCAGCTTGAAGATCTTGCCTTCGAGTGTGTTGTAGCGAATAAAACCTGTGCGCAGGTATCCGCTTTCTACCAGTTCGCTCTCTTCTTCTATGTAGCCAGTGCCACCCTTGAGGACTGTGCCAACAGGTGATACTGCAGTAGATGGGACATCTGAACCTACGCAAGCATATGAAAATGTTGTAGTGCTAGGAACTGCTGTAATGGTTTTGTATCCGGTAATGGTAGGAGTGCCATCAAATGGTGCGCCTACTCCTGAAACAAAGATGATGTCACCAACTTGATAGCCGTGAGCAGTACCTGTTGTTAAGGTAGCTACGTTGCTGGTCAGTTGCTTAGTGACAATAGTGTTGGCTAAGTTGGCAGCGTTTACCCATAGCAGTCTGTCTGTATCTCCAAGGAAATCAAGGGCAGTAGTTGGGAACTGGCTTGTTACCTCAGTTGAGCTAAGGTCATTAGCATAAGGGAATATCAGGTTACCGATCTGGGTGCCAAGGTCAATGCGAATTAGACCTGAGTTTCCATCGGTAGTACCAGATGCACACCAGACATACTTGTCTCTGAAAGAGAAGTCATACACAGGCTGAGTTGATTCAAACAGCAATGGACCATAGTTAATAGATCCATCATCTAGCACTGCTGCTACTCGTACACCCTTGTTGGTACCAATCATCATATAGCCCAAGTAGTACTTAATCTTCTGGACAACTTCACCAACTGGTAGTTCTGCTGCAGTAATAGCCGATGTCAAAGTCGGCATAGCTCCAGTGCTTTCCAGTGTAAACTTTACAATAGATGAGTTCACTCCGTTGTAGCCTGCTACATAGATAGCAGCACCACTGGATGTAATGCTGGAGTAGATGTAACCGTTATCAGGATGGGTGTAGATAGCAGTAGGTAGGGCAGTAGCACCAGGTGCTATCTCGTAGATCTTGTTGTTGATAGCTGCAACGATACGCTCTTTGGTGTACTCAATAACTGCATTAGTTACGATGATGCCGTTCTCTTGGAACATCTGAGTTGCAGCAACTGTCGAATCACTAGCCAAAGCCTTCTTGTACATAGTCAACTTAAGTCCACCAGATACAGCATTGGTTACCCAGTAAGCATAACTACCATCATTAGTAGAGGCATAGACCTGGTCATTGACTGCAGGATCTAAGGTCTGGAAGTTGGTAATAGTTCCTGCTTCATCAACCTTGGCCATAATGTAGTTGTCTGTGTACAAGACACCTTCATACTTAGTACCTGAGATGGTCCACTGGATACTGTTAAAGAACTGGTTGCTTCTACCACTGTCATTGACAGGATCAGGTGAGTATCCAATAGGTGTAGATTTACGAAGCAGTGTTGCCTGACCTCTAGTCCAGACATTGATGCCTTTAGAGTTGGTGTACTGAAAGCGAAGCGACTCATCCTGGATAGGTTCAAAGAACTTGATGCCTTGTCCATAGTGAAATGATGACTGACTACGTAGCCACCAACCGGTGA